TCTTGCCAGTAGAACAATTCCAAAAAATGAAACAACAATCGGTTCAAGCAAAATCATTACAAATTATAAAGGATAAGGCAACAAATGGCAAGTAATATAAATGACTTCATTGCAAGTTTTAAAACTGATGTTGCTAGACCTTGTAGATTTGAAGTATTAGTACCCATACCGATAAAGTTGATGGCATATTATGGTACAGCAAAGAACTTAACATTTAGATGTGAATCTGCTGAATTGCCTAGTATTACTTTTGAAACATTAGAACAAAAGATATATGGTCCAACAGAAAAATATCCACGCCAGAAAAACTATAATGAGTCTACTTTGACATTTATGGTATCTGATGATATGAATGAAAAGGATTTCTTTGATGCTTGGATGGAATTAATGAATCCAAGTTCTACATATGATTTTCCTTATAAAATGGATTATGCAACAGAAATAACAATAAATCAATATGATATGAATGGTGAAGTGTCTTATAGCATATCATTAGATGATGCTTTTCCGGTATCAATAAATCAATTAGATTTAGATTGGAGCAGTATAGAAACTTATCATAAATTATCAGTAGTATTTGCATATAAAACATGGAGTAATAAATCAATAAAACAATTGGGTCTTGGTTTATTAAGTGCTGGTATGAGTGATTTAACAGATTTAACTTCAGGTGCTTTAACATCATTATCATCTGGAATAAACAAAAATACTAAACCATTTTGGGATATGACACAAGTAGGAAAAAGTGTAGATGCTGCAAGAGCACCATTGAAACAATAATTTGAATTGAAACAGGAGATATAATATGGCTTTGCCAAAAATAGATGCCCCAGTATATGAGGTTGAATTACCATTATCTAAGAAAAAACTTAGATATAGACCATTTTTAGTTAAAGAACAACGTAACTTATTAATGGCAATGGAATCAAAAGAATATGATACCATTGAAAAGAATATCAAACAAGTTCTGCATAATTGTACATTGACCGAAAACATTAATTTTGACGATTTACCAGTTGTTGATATTGAATTCTTTTTTTTACAATTAAGAGCAAAATCAGTTGGTGAAGTAACAGAAAACAAGTACATATGCAATAATGTAGTTGATGGTATTGAATGTGGTAATACTATGGAAGTAAACATTAATTTGCTTGAGATTGAAGTTGAGAAAGATGATAGTGTATCTGATACTATTAAATTAAATTCTCAATACACTATTAAGATGAATTATCCTAAATTTTCAATTGTTAATCGTGCTGGTTCTATTGAAAACATTAATGATTTTGCATTTGAAATGATTGCTGATAGTATTGAATATATTCATGATGGTGAACAATTTTATTATGGCAAAGATGCAACTAAACAAGAACTTATAGATTTTGTTGAACAACTTAATCAAGAACAATTTTCTAAATTAGAAGAATTCTTTAGTAATTTACCTAAACTTAAAAAAGTATTTGATGTGACATGCAGTAAATGTAAACACAATCATCATATAGAGGTGGAGGGACTAGAATCTTTTTTCGGCTAACTTTTTGTCATGATAATTTGAGAAACTACTATAAAACAAATTTTGCACTAATACAACATCACAAATATAGTTTACATGAGTTGGAAGGGATGATTCCGTGGGAACGTGACATATATGTTGCAATGTTGGTACAATATATTGAAGAAGAAAACCAAAAACTTAAGGACAACAAATGAGAATAACTTCACCAAATGAAACAGATGGTTCCCCTAATATAGGCGATACTGGTATTCCTAATACAGGAAAAACTTTGTTTCAATTGCTAAAACAAAGTTATCAAAAGGGATTTGCCGCAAGTCAAGAATCTTTATCAAATAAAGAATTTGTACCAGAAACTATAGCTGATACAATTCCTATAAAAGATAATGATGCATTTTATACAAAAGTATCATCTCGACAAACTGCTACTGTAAGAACTAAAGATTCTACTACTACATTACTGGCTAAATTATTAAATTTATTCATTGCTATACAAGATGAAAAGAAAAAAGAAAAGGAATTAAAACATAATTTTGCTAAAGAAAAGACTGAAAAATTATTAAAACAACACATTGAAATTGTTGAAGCATTTGGTGGTAAATCAAAATTTTCTAAAGTAGAAAAAAAGAAAAGAAAAGGCACTGGTATTTTAGGAAAATTACTTTTGGGTTCATCTTTATTTGCTTTATCTGATATGGTTATGACAAATACTAAAGATGTAACTGAAAAAGCTAAAGGATTTTCTGGTGAATTAGGGTCGGGTTTAGAAAAGCTTTGGACAATTGCTAAAGATGAAATTGATAAATTTGAAATAATCAAAAATATTGAAGAATTTACTGCACCAATGATGAATTGGTTACATGACAGATTATCTAGTATTTTTGGTGAAACTGCAGTAAATATGGTATTTAAGAAAAGACCTGAACAAGTTGATAAACTTACAGCAGAATCTGCAGAAATGGTAAGTTCATTATTTCCAGAAATTTCTGATTTTGGTCCTATTGGAAAAGGTATGGCTGGAAATGAAGCTTCAAGACATGCAATGAAATTTTTCCAATCTAAAGGTTGGACTAAAGAACAATCTGCAGGTATTGTTGGAAATTTACAATTAGAAAGTCAAGATTTTGCACCTGATGTTATTTCGGGAAAAAGAAAAGGTGATGGTGGACTTGCAGTTGGTGTTGCACAATGGCATCCTGATAGACAAAAAGATTTTGAAGAACGATATGGTCATAATTTAGAAGGTTCTTCTTTAGATGAACAATTAGATTTTGTAAATTATGAATTAACAATGGGAAAGGAACAAAAAGCAGGGAATATACTTAAAGAAGCAACATCAACTAGAAATGCTGCTCAAGTAGTAGATATGTTTTATGAAAGGTCGAAAGGAATACATAGAAAAAATAGGATGGATAATGCTTCAAAATTAGCAAATGAATCGGATACTATAAACCAACCAGAACAATTGGTATCAGAAACTAATATTGGTAGTGGATTAGATAAAGCTTCTGTAGAAAATAAAGACATTAAAAAAATAAATAAACAAGATAATAATACAGTAATTGTAAACAATAATAATTTTCAATATTTAAATCCAACAACAAAAAACACATCTATCATGTACAAACAAAATGATAATTCTCAATTAAGTAATTGGAGCATTAACTAATGGCAATGAATTATAGACAAGCCCAAGCACTTAAAAATAGAAGCACATTTGCTTTAATGCGTGAAAGATTTGCAGAAGGGCAATCTTTAACTTCATCATTTAAAACTGCTAGAAAGCTTAAAAAACAAGCTAGATGGATGCGTATTAAAGAAAAATTTGACCCAATGATGTGGTCAAGAAAAATCTTTGGTAAATGGGGTGCAACATTCTATGGTAGAGCAATGGGTAGAAGTGCTGATGATATGCAGCGTTTTACTGGATATCGTCCGCATACCACAAAAAGAAAAAAAGTTAAATTATCACAAAGTTCTACTAGTCCAAAAATAAATCCATTATACACAAAAGTGGGTGCTGGTACCGTAACACCTCTTCGGAAAAATGATTCAATGGCAGATGTTGTGGCTAAACTTTATAATTTTATAAAGAGAACTCATGATAAAGATAAAAAGAATAATGAAATATCACATAATTTTGAAAAAGAAGCTCAAGATAATTCTGATAAACGCCATTCTGAATTAATAGAAATTATTAAAAGTACTTATACAAAAGTAGAAAAACCAGAAAAAGAAAAGAAAGAAGAATCTGGAAAAGGAATTGCTGGATGGTTGCTGTCTTTAGGTAGTACTGTATTAGGAATATTAGGAACATTAGGAGGTATATTAGCAACAATAGCTGCTGTAATAATTAAAACACTTGGAAAATTTGTTTTAACTTTAGCTGTTGATTTAGTAACACATTTAGCCAGAAAAGTTCTTGGAGTTTTGGGTGAAGTTTTGTGGTGGGTAGCTAAAAAAATATGGAAAATAATTGTGCCACCAATAGCAGATTTACTTGGACCTTTAGTTAGACCTTTATTAAGTGCTATGTTACCTGCTTTAGTTGGTTCAGCAGTTGCTGTATATCTTGCATCATTAGGATTAGATAAATTTATTGAATCTGAAGGTGGTGCTGAAACTATTAGAGCAATGGAAGAATTTGATAAACAAGGAATTATTGAAAACAATAATGATTTATTGAATCCAAAATCTTCTAAAGTATTAGATTGGGATAAAATAACACCAGAAATAGCAAAAACATTAGCAAGAAGTGATGATTGGTCTGGTAAAGATAAAATGCGTCTTAATAGCATAGCAAATCCAGAAAGTACTAAACCTAGTCAGAATAAACTTTATGATATAGATAATGGTGTAAAAGGAAAAGAAGCTGCACCACAACCACCACCAATAAAGATGGATACAAAAATAGAAGCTGCACCCATTTCTGGTATGCAAACTAATTTAATTGATGCAAATTTTGATGATACATATAAACCAATTTCTGATTATATACCGCTTCAACAAAACAGAAATGATGAAATACAATCAGTAACTGAACAATCTATGGAATTAAATAGTTCTTTTATAGCAAAACCATCAGGCCCTGTAGTATATAATAATTCAACTTCAAAATCTATACAACAATCTAGTAGCACATCAGAATCTTTAGGTTCATTTACAACAAGAAATACAGATGAAACTTTCCGAAAAATATTAGGTGAACCTTGGAAAGCTAAAAACGGAACATAATAAAAACCCCACCTAAGTGGGGTTCATAAACTTATTATTCAGAATCTACTAAAGATTCAAAATATGTCATATCAAAATCTTCATCTTCTTGAGATTCATCAATAGTTGGAGTTTTTGGTGCGACTTTAGCTTGTTCGACTGTAGTTCTTACAGTTCCACCCAAACCCAGAACCTTATCTAGACGAGATTTTATTTCATCATAAGATTTAAATTCTTTATCACTAACCAATTCTAACAACGAATATTCAGATTCATAAATCTTTTCCATTGCACTTTCATCATCTAATAATGGTGATTGTGATTCGAATTCAGATTTATCATAATTTTGATAACCTTCATACTTACGAATTTTAAGTTTAAAATTAGCACCTTTCCATAAATCAAATGGGTTAATTGCTACTTCATCCGCAAAAGCTGGAACCATTGCTTCTTTAATTTTATCGTGTATTTTCTTTCCGTATCTATAAAGAAACACTTTACCATTATTTTCAGGATGTTTAATGTCATCAATCATATAGATATTACTAATATAGTTCAATCTACGTTTTTGCTTACGTGCAATATCTTTATTAGCTTCGATACCAGAAGTCCATAAAGCAGAATTATGTTCACAAACTGGACATTGACCTTTTTTGGTAGTTAGACAATTATCAATTAACCAACCACCTGGACCTTGAAAACCATGTGAATACATTTCTACCAACGGTAAAGCATCGTCACCATCAATACCTGGTTCTGGTAAAAACCTAAATGTAGCCATACCATTACCAAGTTTATCTACTTCTGGTTTCCAGAAATTATCTTTGTTACCAGATGAATCTTTAGTGGTGATTTTTTCCATAGCTTTAGTAAGTTTGGATAAATCACTGCTATTTCTTTTAAGATTTGCAAAACTCATTTTATTTTTCCTTTTCGGATTTATTTCGGATTTATTTCGGATTTATTTCAGATTTAATGTATAATTTATTTTGTCATTGATTTTTTAAACAAAGAATCTAATTTATCATTCATTTCTTTGTCATTTTTGTCACAATGAGCAGTACACATTGAACCAGATTTTACTGTAGATGCTTCGATTGCTGAAGCAGTAGAAGCTTTCAATGCATCAACTTGAGCTTGAACTTCTGCTACATCACCAGTACTAGCACAACCAACTAAAGTAGCCAACATAGCTACTAACATAACTTTTTTCATTTTTTTCTCCTAAATTAAAATAATACTTTTGTACTTCAAAAGTAATTGTATCATTATTATATCAATGTGTCAAGTTTTTTATTACTATATTTTTAAATTTAGTTTTATCAAAATCTAAAAATGGTATATATTTAACACATTTTAAATAATAATTTGGCCATACTATATCATCGTCAATGGTTTTATTCCACATAGAAAAGAAATTCATTATAGAATTTAATATCAATAAGGATTCTAATTTAACAGAACCTGCCATTGATTCGGATAATAATATTGGGTAACAACCAGAAGGAACTTCTAACAATTTATTAGGAGCATCAACTGATTTTAAAAGATTTATCAAGTCATTTTCAAAAACATAAGATAAACTTTGTTGTGTTTTTTTCCAATTTTTATAATTTTCTTCACCATCTGGACTGAGCATATCACCAATCCATTTACCATTATCATTAATAAAATTAGAAATCATAAAATTCTGCATATCTGCAACATTAAACTTTCTAGATAATTTATGAAAACTATATCTATCATTACGTTTCATAAAAATATCTTTAGTAGTTTTAGTCTTTCCATGATATTTAAAATAATCATAAGATTTACTAGTAAAATGTAATTTCAAGGCTGAATACATTTGGAATGCAGTATATCCAGAATTTTCTTCAATCATATAGGCAATCTTGATTCTTTTCTAATTAAATTCATTGCTTCTGCTTGTTCTCTTATTTTATCTTTAACAGATTGAGATAAGAGTGAAGCTGCAACTTCAAATTCTATTGCTTCTGCTTCACAATGAAAACAAATAGAATCTAATAAATCTATTTTAGATTCTAATGATGTTTTCTCAATCATTCTTGTAAATACTAAAATTTCATCTTCACTGGGCATTATTATAATCCTGTAATAATTTAATTACGTCACAAACTTCAGTTTTGTCAATTAATATCTCCGAAAAAAATATATTATAATTTTCAAATTCATTAATGTTTAATTGTTCACACGATACCAATTTAATATTATCAGCATCATGTTCCTTTAATTTAATCATGCATTTTCCTTTTTTGCAGTTAATGCTTTATAAAAATAATGATTACCAATTTTTACACTGTGTTTTGGTCTCTTAGGATAATTATATTTAAAAGAATCAAATGAGTCTTTATTACCAATAGGGTTTGGAAGTCTGCCAAATAATAAATTTTTAGCAAGTTTATGATATTCTTCTTTATCTTCTCTAGGTATACGTTTTTGTGTATACTGTTGTTGAACCACTGAACAAGCTGGTTTGTGAAAGATTTTCTTTATCCTATTCATAATAGTATGACCAACTGCTAATTGACCTTTCAAAGATTCACCTCGTGCTTCTGAATAAATTGTTTCAGCAACACAAGAGATTTGTTTCATGTTAGATTTTGTAATTATATCGGTATGGGTTTTGGATATAATGTTCTTTTTGTTTGTTTCTGCCTGTACATTTACTGTAACAGCCATTACTATACATAAGAGCATAAATTTTAGTGCTCGCATGTGGTTCTCCTTTTATTAGTTACAGCATAATAAGAATTATTATGTTGCTTCCCGTATCAGTTGGACTCATTGCCTTTTTGATTTTTTTGGGATAATGATGTGTGTAGTCTATAGGCTTTCCTTTTATTAGTTTGTTTATATAAGGTATATTATATCACAAATATACCTTATGTCAAGTGTTACTTACACCAAGATTCTTTCTTATCACCAAAATAAGGTCTAGCAAAACCTTGTTTGATTAATTCTTCTGATAGGCTTTTATCATCTAGCAATACATCACCTAATACTCGTCCACCATACTTATCCCATTTTACTAATGAAACTTGTTGTTTCTTGCTATCTGCAACCAATTTCTTAGTAAATTTTGAAGCAGCTTCACCTAATGCAGCTTCTTCAGGACACATTGCTCTATGTCCTTTTTCTGGGGTATCTACACCTAATACTCTAATTGATAAAACAGGTTTTAATGGTTTTGGCAAAAAGGGTGCTTGAAATTCTACAGTATCACCATCAATAACTCGTGTAATAGGAAAATCATAAATTTCAGCATGTGCAGTAGTTGATAGTAATAATAATAACAATAATTTATTCATATTATGCAATAGCTCCAGCAACCCTACCTGCAACAGAACCTAATTTATTAGCTCCAGTATTGATTGCCCCACTAATTTTATTCTTTACATTTGTAATACCTGTATCAATTTTATTAGCCAAACCAGCAGTATTTGCTACATTAGCATTGTGAGTATTCATTGTAGAAATTTTATTATCGAATGCACTTTTTCTTTGTGTTAAAGCAGTATCAGATTTTTCTTTTGTTTTATCCATTTTAGCTTTTGAGAAACTTGCTTTGATTCTTCCTACTGGACTAGTGCTATTACTATTTGTTTTAACATAATTGTCTTTAGCTTGTAATGCTACATTACCTGCACGTTCAGCACTTTTTCTAGCACTGTTCAATTTAGTATTGCTTTTATTAAGTGCACCTTTAGATAACAAATTTCTAATACCATGAGCTGCACCAGCAACAAAAGTTCCAATAGATTCATCAAGCATTAATTCAATAACTTCATTAAACAAATCTTCATTAATATCAACACCAGTTAATGCTTGATATGCAGATTCTTTTAATGTTAAATGTTTATAATTCTCTACAAAATAATCCATCAAAATAGATGTCATATAAGCATCTTCTTCAGTCATTTCATATGATTCATCCATATCATAATGGTCATTAGAAATTGATTCTACTAATGCAATAAACAAGTCTTCTGATTGTGTTTTTTGTGCTTCGGTTAAGTACATATTAGTTTCCTATTGTTAATTAATCTTTTTCTATATGGGGAACAATTTCTTTATCCCAATAATTCTTAAATCCAGTTTTTCTGTTTATATCGGTAGTTGTTTGCCCAGTTTTATCTGCAACTTTTTTGATTGCTGTTTGATACTTTTTTGTTCTATCTTTACTTTTTTCTACATCAAAACCTTTATGGTCATCCCCTACCATTGTCCATTTTTGGTGATAAATTTGTGGACTAGCAGTAGTTTTTCTAAATTTATGTTCCCCAGTTGAAGTTACCTTTACAGAATCACCAACAGTGGGTTCATGAGCAGTATTCCAATCAGGAGAATGTAAAAATGAAACATCATTAGTTTTAGCATTATGTTTAACTATAGTATGATGAAAATCTGGATAATTCTTTTTCACTACTGCTAATGCTTTATCATGAACATCTTTTGGGATATTAGTTTTATCAACATAATCCTTATGTACATAAAAATCTGATGGAGTTTTCTTTCCTATTTTCCTTTCTTCAGATAAAAAGGTTTTAAATGATATCATTACCTTTGCCTAATGGTAATATGACCACTTTTATGGGTTACTTCGTGTGTACTATCTGGAAATACTTTCTTAATCTCAGGCATATATGTATCAGTTTTTCTATGGTTTTGCCAAGAACTACCTCTACCTTTATCATTTTTTGTTTGTCTTTCATTACCGGATTTATCACCTTCATATGTAGTTATATGGGCAATACCAGTTTTAGGTTTCATAAATGATTTAACTTGATGTAATGCTGCTATTCTATGTTCAGGTTCTTTAATTACATTTAGAACATTATGCATACCAGTATAATCAGCATTTCCTTCAGCATTTTTCTTTACAGCCTTGTTGTGCCCTTCTGTTCTATTAAACGGGTCGTGAACATGTAGTTTTGCCCCTTTAATGCTACTTTCTACATGTTCTTTACCAGCATCATATTTACCGCCACCATTTTCAACATTTACACTATTTGGTTTTATTAAACCTTTAGAAACTGCATGTCTTATGCCAGCAGATACTTGATTTAATGAGGTATCTGCACTGGTATGTTCTTGAGCTTCTTCTAAATATTGTTTAAATGATAACATGAAATATCCTAATAAATTTTACTAATATATATCTATTTATAATCCTAATTTTTC